GTTGTGTTCGTTTTGTTCTCTCCTTTTGATATGTTCATTCCACTTCAGTGATAAATCTCTCGGAGCGGAAGGGCCAGCGAAATAGCTCACACTCAACAGCTTGACTAGGTTTTCTAATGCAGTTTTCTTTTGGTCAATAGCTCTTACTGCGGCGGCCGCTACATCGTTTTCATATTTAGCCTCAATGTATTTCTTTGAAGCCTCCTGGTATTCCGGCTGAAGTAGAATGGTACTAGCAATAGCTGACTCAGTAACCTTTGATAGTCCGTAGTTTTCCGGGTTAGCTCTGATGTCCATTTCGAGTTTGGCACGGGTGAAGTCTAACCTCTCTTTTGCTTCGTCCATCGCTTTCTTTGTCTCGGCATGATACCTTGAATATTTGTACATTAGGTTCGCTTGTTGTAACCATTCCACGTCTAGTGCGGTTTCGTCAATGCTTACGTCCTGTTCATAGTTCAAATCCAAAGCAATCCCTCCTTTTTATCTTATTTATTACCCCCAAATCCTCACTTTACCATGAATCAACACATTCGCCGCATCTACCAAGGACGCTATCTCATCGCCTGCCGCCAACCAATATGGCGTGCCATTTTTCACCAAGCATACCCGATTACCGCAAGTTCTCAAATCAAACGGATAAGGAAAGACATGGTGGGCTCCGGGCAGTTCGTTGAGCATATCTAGCACTTTTTCTAGTAAAGCCTTCCCCAAATCTTCATCAGAAATTTCAACCCTTATTTTCACGCTCTCCCTCCTTTTTATCTTCTTTTGCTGCTGTTATCATATTGAAAATGCTGGGAACTGCTACGGTGAGTTCAGAGGGCGAAAGTTTTCCGAAAATCCCTGAATCCACCGTAGTTTTCTTTGTTTCTTCATCCTCTTCCTCGCAAACTAAATAGTATATAATCCCGTTGCCTTCCACCTCTCTCACGATATTCCCATCATCATCGTAAAGCGTCAAGCGAACACGTTTATTTTCCATCGCTTCGTTTTCCCTCCCGCTGGTGCGTAGTTTTCTCTTCTGTCTTTATTATACAAACTGCAACAAAATTATTTGCGTAAATTGGTGAGCGTTTCGTTACTAACACCTGGAATAACCGCAATTTCTGCAGACAAAACATCCTTCTTCACGTTCCATGATAGCACCGCATTCACACAATAAGCTAGGATCAATGAGTTCTTCAGTTGAGCTTTGAGAACCGTTGCGTTCTTTCTTCAGCATATCCTTAATCTCAGCAATTTTATAGGCTATAGCTGAAGCGCAGGATTTGCCAGGAGAAAGTTTTCTCCCTTTACCTTTGGCCAGCATATAAGAAGGACAGGGATGCGTACTCAGCAACTGCTCAACTATTTCGTCCACAGCGATACCTCCACGAATAGCCAGACTGATCATCCGGGAAGTGGCTTCAGTATAGACCAGACATCCGCCATCTGAACCGGTAGTGATAAAGGTTTCAATAATTTCGCCATTATCCGGTCGATAATTGACTGTAAGGTATAACTTGCCACAACCAGTATCGAGCCGATAAGTCACGCCATGGGTACTGGCTGGTCTGGGTAAGATTTCGCCCCGTTTTAAGGTATGTTTTTCCCGAGGCTTATCCTTTCGCCCTTGTCCTATTGTGACGGTACCTTCTTTACAGCCGTCACGGAAGATGGTAATGCCTTTGAGCCCAAGCTCATAGGCCATTTTGAAACACTTATCAACGTCTTCTATAGTAGCCTGATTGGGCAGGTTAATAGTTTTGCTGACAGCATTATCCACATATTTTTGTACTTCAGCCTGCATCAGGATATGATCCTCCGGGGAGATATCCTGGGCTCCCTTGAACACACGGGCGATCTCAGGAGGGATTCCCATGATCCCCTGACAGGTGCCGCTTAAGGCTACATCTTCCAGAACACTTTTGGGAACGCCGGCTTTTTGACAGGCCTCCAGGAATAACGGGCTGAACACTTCAAAGTCACCTGCTACATTAGTAGCTTTTTTATATGCTACGGCAAATATCGGTTCTACACCGTAACCTTCGCAGCCGGCCATTGTAGTTACCGAACCGGTGGGCGCAATGGTCACGCTGGTAGCATTTCTGATTTTCTCATCAGGGTAATAGATGCTGTTTTCCCATTCGGGAAAGCAGCCTTTTTCCTCCGCCAGGGCCCGGGACGTCTCTCTGGTTGTTTGCTTCATCAGTTTGACTATCTCTCCCGCATAATGCCTACCTTCATCTGAGTCGTATGGTAAGCCGGCCCGGATCAGTGCGTCGGCCAGTCCGGTAAAGCCCAGGCCAATTTTTCTGGTGGCCCTGGTAGCTTCTGAGATCCATTCAAAGGGGTACTCTGCTACATCGATCATGTTATCCAAAAAACGCACGGCGAGAGACACCACCTCTTGCAACCTGGCCCTGTCGATACGGTTGTCCGGACCAATTAAGCGAGCCAGGTTAACGCTGCCCAACAGGCAGGATTCACCGGGGAACAGAGGCTGTTCGCCACATGGATTGGTGCAATCTAACTGTTTATGGGGGATGGGATTGCTTCTTTGGATGGTATCAAGAAAAATAATGCCCGGGTCCCCACAGGCATGGGCAGATTTCACGATCTCCTGCCACAGCTCGGCGGCAGGCAGTACATCGTACACTTTGCCGTTAAAGACAAGAGGCCAGTCCGCTCCCCGGGCAAGAGCTTCCATAAAAGCATCTGTAACCCCCACAGACAAGTTAAAATTCGTCAACCCACCATCTAGTTTAGCATGAATAAAGTCCATGATCTCGGGGTGGTCAACATTCAGGATACCCATTGATGCGCCGCGTCTTACACCGCCTTGCATAACCATGTTTGATGAAGCATCATACAGTTTTATCAGTTCAACCACACCTGATGCCTTACCCTTTGTAGACATTACCAGTGAGCCCTTTGGTCTAATGCTACTGAAATTATAACCAACTCCGCCTCCTGACTTAAAAACAAGTGCAGTATGCATTAACGTTTCGTACATGGAATGCAGCGAATCGTCCACGGCTAGAACAAAGCAGGCGGAAGGCTGCCAGGGTCGATCGGGTTTACCCATGTTGGCCCAAATCGGTGTGGATGGAACAAACAGAAGTTCTCTCATAATTGTGGAAAACTTTTCTTTCCAGAAAACCTGGTTTTCTTTCTCGGCGCTTGCAGCGGCCCGCGCCATACGTTCGACAGCCTGATCGAATGTTTCTATAATATTTCCTTGGTCGTCACGCATGGCGTAACGGGCGTCGAATACTCTTTGTCCTGCTTCAGATAACTTCACACCGTATACCTCCTCTGGTGCGTAGTTTTCCCTTTTGACTTAAACTACGACAAAATTATTTACGGTCTGGTCTGAGGTAAGCTCGGTCAGATGTTACGAATTCTTCCCTGATTATCTTGTCTCTAGGGACAACTTCCTTTTCTCTGTATGCAGTGTAGACAATCACAGATGTTTCTGTCTCTTTTACTACCTGCCCGCACCGCCTCGCTTTCTTCTTATCAAAATACTGCACCATTTTCACTACTGATGGGAATTTCGTCCTTCTCACCTCTTGCCCACCTACCCGAAAATCGCAGTCTGTGTTATAATTATTCCCCAAACAAAACGCTATAGCACGCAAGTACCAACGCAGGAAAACCTGAGTTGTAGAAGGGTTCCATAAACACCTCCATTATTGCCGCAACTTTATTGTCCTGCTTTCCACTCAATAAGATAGATTGACAGTAGCCCAAGACGGCTCTACGTATTTTCTCCGGGTCCTCGTCTTTCAAACCTTTCAATATCTCGCAAATCTTTTTCCAAGGTGCTCGATTCACGAGTGCCCGACAAAGCTCAATCGTCTGGGACTGAGTTTCAGCGGACCGCTTGGCGACTTCTAGCCTCTTTTCAGGTTCTACGGATAGCACTTGAGCAAGGATTTGCAAAGCGTTTCTGGGGTGTCCCATACTATCTTGAATAATCTGTTCATAGACTTCCTTAGATAACGATTCTCCTTCTGCTTTCACTACCCGGAGCAACAAACGCTTCATTTCCTTATCGGTCAATGGTTGAACCTGAAATTGGGAACAACGTCCACGAATTGTGGGCAATAACTTCTGCGGGTCAGTAGTACAAAGGATAAAATAGACGTGTTTCGGGGTATCTTCTAACGTTTTCAAAAGTGCACTTTGCGCATCTTTCGTCAGCTGGTGAACCTCGTCCAGTATCCAAACTCTGTAGGGACTACTCAGTGGTTTATATTGACACTGTTTTCGGATTTCTCTGATGGTATCAATCCCACGGAAATCCGCAGAGTCAATTTCTTTCATGTCATCATCTTGAACTCCCAGCTCTCGTGCTATAATCCGTGCCAGGGTAGTCTTTCCACACCCGGTCGGGCCGTGAAGTAGAATACTATGAGACAACGGCTGGGATGATTCACCGCTCAGTTGTTTTCTTAATACTTCTACAACCTGGCGGTTTCCGATTACTTCATCCAATGTTTTAGGACGGTACTTCAATGCAAGTGTAAGATTTTCCTCCATATTTCTCCTCCTCCTTTTTTATTTAACCCAAGGATGGTCAACGCCATAGACTTCTACTTCAATTTCCAATGGAACGATAATCCATGACCATTCCTTCGGTAATTCTTCACTTACTATCTGTTTAAGCACTCCTTCTATGTAGCCCATCTCGTTTGGGTCTACGTCCATTACAAGCGAATCATGAATCTGTCCTATTAGGCGTGAATTCCATTTCTCTTTTCTCATCCGTTCATCCAGCTTAATAAAGGTTTTTAGCAAACAATGGAAAGCTGAACCTTGGATCGGATAGTTCACAATCTCATTTTTCCTCATCACTCCCGAACAAATAAATCCAGTGAACATTTGAAGGTATCCTTTTTTGTAGTATTCTTCTATCCATCTTTCTTTCCATTGCTTGTATACTTTGAAGCGGACATTCCAAAAATGGTCTTCCACTTCTCTCATATGTTCCACGAAATCGTCGAAAGATTTTATCCCATTTTTCCGGAGATGTTCAGCAATCGTGATTCCTTCCGGTAGCGTTATCCCGTCGGATTTCTTCCACTTCTTATTCACCGGCAGTTGAACCCAATCGCAAATCCCGATGGCATTGTTTTTGTAATAATCTCCATAGAATTGAGGAAACACAAATCCGTTTTTTGCCGCTTGCCGTAGCAATTTGTGTTCCGGTATACTTTTGTCCAGCTTATCAAGGAAGAATATTTGCTTGGCCATATCTCCGTGCATATCGGAATTTTTATCGTGGAGGTAGCTCAACATATTTGGGTCGTGGTGATAACAGGCTGCTATGTTCACTTCAAGTGCTGAGAAGTCTGCTTCTACCAATGTGTGTCCAGGACGTGGCAAAATAGCTCTGCGACAAATTCGCATCGCCTCTTTATCACGCTTGGGAATATTTTGGAAATTCGGGTTGGATGAGCTACTTCGATAAGTTCTTACAGTGTGCAAATCAAAGGAAGGTCTCATATAACCGTCGGTGTTAGTCTCACGGATAAATTGTTCGAGATATGTATCACGGATTTTCGTCCACTTCCGAATTTCGAGAATTAGCTTCAACTCAGGAAGGTCAATCCGTTTTAAAGCGTCTTCGTCTGTGGCCCCTTGACCTGATTCAGTGTATTTCGGTGGCGTGATTTTCAT